ATTACTTCAAATTCATCCTTAGTGCCTGCGAATAATTGCTTAATGTTGTAATCATTTAAATAAGAATAGTCAATTTGCCCATTTTGATACCTATTTGTGCGATTTATTAGCAAAAAGTCCTCTTTAGACCTTTCTGAACTAAAGATAGGACCTTCAATATCAAAAGTCAATTCAGGATGAGCGTAGTAATACCACTTCTTAATATCTCCAGCACCTAAATTTAAACCAATATTCCTGAACTTGTCTAAATCGTAATCAATCTTTTGGCCGTTGTAAACCATTACATCAGCAATAAAGTCACAACTAAGAAGTAAAGGTTTGAGCATCTTATACATGTACTCATTTAACATTACATTCCCAACTGGATGTCCTGCCATAATGTGTCTTAAAGGTTGATTCAAATGCAAATAAAGTACGCCTAAAGACTCATTATCTTGACAAGCCTTTCTAATTGCGTTTAAAGAGTAGATAATATCACCAGCGTTTCCCGAATGTTTAAACTTTAGCATTTCTTTTCTTTTTAGGTTGAATAGGAACAAACTTATCAAACTGGTTAAACACTCTACTTAGTAATTCCTGAACACAACTTTGACAGCCTAAGTTTCTTGGTGGTGCGCCAAACATTTTAGACCATGCTTCCTGCACAATGTGAAAATCTATGTTGGTAAAAGTTGAATGGTGTTCAGTTTTGTAAGTTTCCCACTTTGGTTTCAAAGGAAGTAGTAAATCGTAAATCTCTTGATTCATTGAGTAATTTTTTTAAAGATAATAGAAGATAGCACCGCACATAAACAAGCGTAACCAAACGCAAATAAAACGGGTTCAGTAATTATAAAAGTTATTAATCCAATCCAAAACGATAGGCAATACCCACAGCTTAAAGGTTTTTTGGGGTAAGTATTAAAATTCTTCCTCCAAATCTCTATTATCGTTTGGCTCATCACATAACCGACCGAACCAATCAAAATGCAAATTATTAAATTGTTCATTGTGTTTTGTTTTTAAATAGTTTATTGTTTGTAATATTGAATGTCTGACTGCTCCATATTTGATGTCTACCAGATTGCTAATTTTTCTAAAGTCACCGAATTGGATATAAAGTTTAAACAGTTCTCGGTCGTATTCTTCAAGTTCACTTATTGAGTTTTCAATGTCCTGAGTAAATTTCTCATTCTCATTTTCAAAATCGTTACTCTCAAAATCGCTTTCCGTTTTAATCTTATTAAAGTTGTTGGTATTAAATTCAAAATGTTTGTATTTTTTAGCAAATGGGCTGGTGTATGAAATGTAAGAATTGTAAACTATCTTGTAGAAAAGGTATGTAAGGTAGTTGTTATTGTAAGCATCAAGTATTTTGTTTTCGTCTAAGTCGTATAAGGTCAAGATACATTCGTGTAATAAGTCGTCGGTGTAGTATTGATGCGAGATTTTCTTACAAATCTGCATTGGATTTGGGCTATTGTAGAACTGAAGTATTATTTCATTTTTACTCAGCATAAATCTTTTTAAAAATTTCCTTTGCAATAGGATATATTTCCCCATTTTTATCAATTACAAGCATATCATTTTTAGTAATTGAATCTAATTTAGGAGTTAAATAAATATCCTTTGTGTATGGAGTAATCATATAGCCTTTGTAGTTAAAACTATAATTTATATTTTGATGCTCAATAATTTTTAATCCATAACTTACCAAGTCTTCAAAAGAAATAAATTCAACTATATCTGATTTTACTATATTATTTTTCATACTACTCTGCATAAATTCCGATGGTCTTATTACCCAAGTTCCTTAAATAAATCCGATGGCTGGTCTTCAGCTCGTTTTCTTTTTTGTATTCCTGCACTATTTTAAGAAAGCCCTTAGCGTTTAGAATAGATTGTTTAATGTCTTCTTTGTCCAGCTTGATTTCTCTGTATTGTTCTGGTAGTTTAGTTACTAATTTTAACCAATCTTCGCCAAATTCCCTAATTAAACCCTGAGTAAACCCGATTGGATTGCCTGACTTATAAAGATTATCAGCTACTGACTGCGAGTAAATATTATGAAGATTGAATCTTAAACTCTGATAAGCCCCTACTGAGTAATAGTGTCCAGCTTGATCGTTTGTTTTGTAAGGTCGGCCAGAGCTAATACAGTTAAAACCAGCGTCAATCTCTCGCACAATCTTGTTAATTATTATTTGGAGTTCCTTTCTGTAAATGCTGATAGTCTTGGCTGATTCTCTTAGCTCTTTTTTTATTTTTGTCTTTTCCCTTTTCTCGTTTTTACCTTTATTTTTTTCTGCTAATAAGATAGCGCATGCAGGTGAACATACTTGTTGAAGTGGTTTAAATGGTTCAAACTTAACCTTGCAGATTTTACAGCTTTTTATTTTCACTTTTTCCCCTTTTGATTTGTTGCTGAATCCATTTGTAAACGGCATAATCTTTCCACTCAATTAGGCTGATTACTTTTGTTGATGGCTTTTTCATAGCTTTTCAATTTCTTCTCCAACATTTACCCAATATTTAATATGTTCTATTCTTTCAATTTCAATAAGTGATGGTGCTGATTTTATTAATTCATTAACTGCAATTAAAGCTAAACCTTTTGCTTCGTTTATATCTAATCTTTCATCAGTTACATGAAAAAAGATTTGTTTTTGAAATTTATCTTTTAACTCTTTTGCTTTTTCTTTTGGTGTCATAATTAAAATGGTAAATCGTTCTTTTCAGTTAATGCAGTTTTCTTTAAGTTCTTAGCAGTACCAATAAATTTTCTTGGTTGTTTTGCTTCCCTTTCAGCTTGAGATTGATTAATGTAGGCTGTTAAGTCATTACCGAACTGGTCTGGTTCTTTTCTATCTGTTACGCAAATTGATAAGTACTTCTTTCCGTTCTTTGAAGTGAAGATTTTTTCTTGTGGGATGTCCGATAGACAAAGGTTAATATTAATTAGCATTTTTTATAAATTAGTTTTTTAAAAGTATGCAGGTCTTTCCCTGCGGTCAATAAAGCTTAAGACTTACCAACGATAAATGGTACTTTATTTGCTTGTTCGCATTGCCAAAACCAGTGTATATAATAGTTTCGGTTGCTCATCGTGTCATTGTGTAACAAATTTAAATCTATTTGTGTCGGAGTTTTTAACAAGTTTTTTACAATTAAAATAGATATAGCTGTTTAATCCTTTTAGAATCGTTTAATACTTCATCAGTTATAGGACTAATTAAATCAGCTAATTCAATCTCGCAGAAGTTCCCACAATCGGGAAGTATAGGTGGTTCGTTTCTTCCTTCATTTGGTAATAAGCCATTTAAAAAAGTTCCATTAATGCAAGAATGACCAATTTTTAATTCAATATCTTTCATCTTTTCAAACTCAGCAGGAAAGTCTTTTCTTATTTTATTCCAGTAGCCTTTACCTCCTTTAACACAACCAATGCAGTTGTTATTGTGATAGCCAAGTTCGTACATTTTAGGCAGTCTTATCCTATTCATTAACAATAACTCTGCACACATTTGCTTAGTCATTTTCATTTCAATAAGTGGGTAGAGTGGTTTGATTGATTGATTTTGCTGGGCAAATCTTACTGCCCTATTAATTTCTTTCTTTTCAAACTCAAAACCGAATATTTGATTAGCATCAGGATATTGCTTTTGCAGTTCATACCTTACATCTTTTTTTAGACTCTTAGTACATGCTGCTCCAGCTGGTCCATTTAAATATCTTTTTTTTTCTGCTACCTCAAATTGGTCATTATATTTTTTTGATTTTAAAATATTAATTTTTTTGCCATACCACTTTTCGCAATCTGCAATAAATCTACTATTGTCTTCATGAGCTGAATCAATTTGGATATAGTATAGTTCAACATCATCATAATTCTGTAAAGCTAATTTACAAGCTACTGCGCTGGTAATACCTGCACTAAACCATCCTATTTTCATAGTTCAAGCATATTTATCTTATTTGCTAAATCGTAGTTCTGTTGCTCAAGTTCAACTATCTTAGCCTTAGCCTCGTCTAATTTAGTTAGTGCGTACATTTCGGCAGTTAGCATCTGACTAATTGTGTCGTGAACTTTGTAAAGTAGTTCCAGCTGGTCTAACTTAGCGTTCCTTAATCTTTCATCAGGAATCTTTGAAATCTTGTTTTCGGAATCATTTAAGAAATTTTCTAAGTCAATTACTGCCTGAATTCGTTGCGGTCGCCTTCCTATTCTTCGTTCAATATCAGCCATTGCGTGATTTGTTAAAGTGAAATTAAATTGTCTTTCTTGTTGTTGCTTGTAGTACTCGTAGCGTTCTAAGTGGTTCATAGTTCTCTTACTTTAATTTTCATGTTTTTCCAATAGTCAATAACATATTGTGGTGTTTCTTCTGTTTCATAACTTGCTACTAAATCAACATAATTTATCATGTCAATTTTATTTTGTTCAGCATTGTCTGAGTTGAACTTATTTTTCAAAAGTTCAATAAATGGTTCTTTTATTTTTAACATATTTAAAATGGTGTTTCTTCGTTTATTCCTGCAAATCCAATAAATTCTCCTTTTTCTTTATATTCTTTACCTTCTCCAGCGTAGCAAATTTTACCCTCAATTACTTCCAAATACCTTGATTTTCTCCAGTCAAATTCTAATTTCTCAAAAAGTACATTAGCTCTTCCCAATACATCAGGCTTAACCTTGTTGAAATAGAGATCAATTGTTTGTTTATTTCGGTCTGGATAGTCTACTGTTATAATTACTTTTCCGTTACTATTCCATGCGCTACCGCCTTTAATGTCATCGCCATCAGGAATCCTTCGTTTAGGCTTATTAGTGTCCTTATTGATTAATACTTCCATTTTTTTAGGATGGGCAATGGTCATAAAGTGTTTACATTTAGCCTCTGCCAGTTCGTT